CTACGCGGTGATAGAGACTGTTTAACCGGTCGGGCTCTAAACGCTCGCCCATCCAACTAAGGAAGCTCGTATAAAAGCTTCTACCAACCCCCTCGGAGGTTGCAAGTTCGCGAAATTCTTCCGTCGCCTTCCATACTTCAAGGAATGATCTTGAGGACTCATTGCTGTGATTACAGCCGAACGGTGGAAAGAATCGCCTCACCTGATTGTAGACTCGCCGCTGGCGGGTCGTCAGGCAGCTTGCAAAACCCTGTCCGTAAGACTTAGCAAAATCGAGGAAATTATCATCAGAAACGGCCTTCCATTTGTACTGGGGAATCACCTCAGTACGCGTGATCAGCCGGCCAGCAAATTCTGTAGCTTGGCCCGATGATATCGATTTGTGAACGTCCCGCGGACACTCAAGGAGATCTAGAGTCTTGATGTATAGGTCATACAACGTCTGATCCAGAATCACCACGTCATCGCCCAGAACATAAAACTGGTTCCGATAGATGCCTCCTGCTAGTAACAAGAGGAGAAAACCGTGGGTTAGACCAAACGAGGCAAATGATGGGTACAACCCCATCGGCTGACCTTTTGTCCAGCAAAGTGTACCAGCTGGGCTCGACCAAGAGGATCTAGAGAGCTCGCCGAAAAGTCTGACGTAAGGACTTTGTGGAAAGAGTGCACCTAGCACTTCCAATTGCAATTCTAATGGAAAGTGATCCGTAGCAGATGACAAATCTACTGCGTGGGCTACTCGTCCTGTACGAAGATACTTTTGTATGGGTACTAACGCCTTTTCCTGGTCGTACGTGCAATCCCATGGTAGCTGTTCGAGAATTCGATACAGCGCTCTACCTAGTGGCCGCAAAGCCATTTGGTGTAAGCGACATGGGCTAGCAATCCAGCGCACTTTCCAACCGCCATCCTTGGTGAGAGGTATCACCCTTCCGCCCCATATAGGGCCTGGGAGTGGAATATCTTGCCTTCCGCGATATAACGTTGCGAAAGGACCACCGAATTCAGAGCGGTCAAACATTGCTCCAGACAGGCCGGGCAGAAATCGGCCTTGTGCTAGGTATGCGTCAACCCCCTCAAGTACCGGCCCATAACAGTCATAATGACGGTTAAGGAAAATCGAATGGCTACTCGCGAAGTGAGCGTACTCACCGCCACCCGTGACCCAGAGTAATTCTTTCTCCAAGCCCTTATCTTGAGGGACAGATCGCTCTCCAAAAATCGGAGCGCGGACAGATGGAGAACCTTGGTAGGTTACCAACTGCTGAGGATGTGCATGTTTCTGGGGACCCAAGTAGTCAAGAGCTAATCTCCGTAAATCCTGCTTAAAATCAACAGGAATGAATGAAGGTTTCGCCCCAACTGCTGTACGAAGTTTTTGTACATGCTTGGGGGTCGGCTCCCTCGGCTCGAAAGCCGAGTAAATCATCAGGCTCGCGAGAGCCGTCCGAAAAGCCTTAGGCGATCTTTGGGAATAACGAAAGATCCCACCT